GCGAGTAAACAGCAATCCACTGTGCCGCTGCCGTCACCCGGTTTGGCGCCCCAGGCCCTGGTAAGTCCGATGAGATCGTTCATCTCAGGTACAGTTCGGCGTTTAACGGCAGGGGACCGACCAACTCTCGGCTAAACGTGCGGCGGGGAAATTCTGAGCCCACACTATCAATGGCTGAGCGGAAGCGCAATTCAATCGTTGTTTCGCTAAACCCCGCGCCAACACCTAAGTAGAAGTCAGACAGCGCATTAGCAATGGTGCCTGTTGAAGTCAACCAGGCTGTAGTTAAACGTAACTGACTGAGGCGGTTGCCTTGGCCTTCTTCCAGTAGGCGTAAGGCGTACTCGACGTTGGGGAAAAGTACGACCAGTTGTTGGTTGTCTCCGTTGAGGCTTGCCAGGGAACCTTCTGCCTGGAATGGAGCAAACGCGTACGACTCGCCTAGGTAGGAGCTAGATGTATTTACGAAGTAGTTTTGGTAGCGGTGGATGACACCGTTTGCCGTGGTAAGGCGGAAAAAGTTAGCAATGCGGATGCTGGACATCAGCTAAGCTCCCCAACCAGGGAGACACGGACTCTGTTAAGCCCGCAGGGCACGGACTGTACATCCGGGGGGCTGGCGTATTCCCACAAAATGGTTGCTGCCGATTGGGCATAGCCCTGTAACGACGCGGACATTCCAGCGAATACGGCAGCCGGGAGGGAGAAGCGGTCGAAGCCGGCGCTGGTGTCCGTGTAGTGCTTGAGGATTAACGTTGCCGTTGTGTCGTCGATGTTGTCGAATTCCAGGGAGATTTGATTGCCGTAGGCGCGGTTGCCGAAGCTGCGTTTGACCGTGGCACCAGACAACGCCCGGTAGGTTTTGGTCGGGTACTGGCCCGGGGTGAAGCTGCGTCCGGTTGGTTTTACGTCGGGGAATGGTAGTGACATCAGCGCATACCCACCCGCGAACGTGTTGAGGGACTCTGCTGTAGTTTATCCAGGGTCATGCTCATGCCACGTTGAGCGCCTTCGCGGGATGCCTGGCGACGGGTTTCGGCCATCGCTGCCTCCAGTTGATCGCGGCTGACGTACTCCACGCCGTTGATGGTGGTGGACTGGAAGCTCATGTTGAGCACCGGGGCGTTGTTTTGGCTGGCGGACCGTTCACGATCCAGGGCTTCGCGAAGTCCGTTGGCTTCTACGCCCAGCTTTCCGTTGGCGCCGCGACGCAGAGGCATGATTGCCTCTGGACCGGCCTCGCCCATCAGGCCTGTACGAGTCGTGCCCCCATCGGCAAACTTGAACATGGTCGGAGAACTTACGATTCCGCCTGACGCAAATTTAGAAGTGCCGCTAGCTCCGAACGTACCTCCTTTGGCAAACAATCCGCCTGGGACACCCCCGGTAATACCAGCCGGATTAAAACTAAAATTAGTGGCTTCTATGTTTGTAAGAGGTTTAAACGAACCACCACCACCGCCTAATCCAGCGAAGATTTTTGCAATACCGATTGCGATGTAAGTGGCAATCATTTTCTTGGCGGTGTCTAGCAATGCCTGTGCAACTGTGTTGAGGAACTGGGCAAAGACCTGTTTGGCTGTTTGTGTACCAGCAACCATGTTTGCGACGCCGTTTGTGACCGCATCTGCGATACCCTCGCTTACAGAACTAATAAGTTGGCCGTATTGCGTAAAGAATTGCTGGAGTGCCAGTTGTTTTTGTTCGATCTGGTCGAGAAGTGCCAGCTCTTTCTGGATGGCGGCGATTTTGGCTTCTTGCGTTGCTTTATCTGCTTCAAGTGTATTTCGTGCCTGCGTAGTTAATTTTGCGTCAGACAGTTCAACTTCAATCTCTTTAAGCCTGTTGTATGCGTCTGTGGTTGCATCCACTTGGCGCATGTTTTGCTCGAAGACGAGTCGCTGCTGTTCGATGTCTTTGCTGGGCGTGGTAAAAGCAGCTACGTCTAGCTCCGTGCTAAAGCGCTCACGGCGTATGTTGCGAACTGCTGTGGAGATCTCGCGCTGTCGTGCAATCGCGGCGAGCTGTTTTTCTACCTCAACTTCGCTTGCTTTACGCTGAAGTTGTTGTTTTTCTAGTGTACTCTGTGCCTGCAGAATTTGTAGTTTGCGTGCGTATAGCTGGTTTATTAAGGCTGCGTGCTCGCCTGTTTCAGCGCCAGCCATGGCAAGCTCGCGCTCGGTGTTAAGGCTGTCGATGCGGAGTTTATTGACTTCTTCGAATTTACTTAGTTGCAGTGCAAGTGCGGCTGCTTCACCTTCTGCCAGTTCTGTTGCGTCAATTGCGACTTTAACTTGCTCTAGGGAGGCATCACGTATTTGATTCTGGAGACGCAGAATATCTTGAAAAATTTGCTTGCTGCGATCTGCTGGAGCTTTAGCCGCTTTCCCGCCGGAAGGGGGTAACTGACCAGGAGCAGCTATACGACCTATTTCAGCTGGAGCAGCAGTTGTGGGTACTTTTAGTATGCCCTGCTCGTAGCCAAAACGCTGTAATTCGTTTCTAATACCTTGCTCACGCAGAATTTGAAATTCTTGCTGGGCGCGAGGAGATATAATATTAGCTCCAGCGGCAAGTTGACGGCCTTGTGCTTTACTCGGAAACCGCCGTGCGGCCATATCCATAGCTTCTTTTTCTATCTCCTGTAAACGTTCAGGTGAAACAATTTGTCCTGTTTTATTTTGAATAGTTGTTCTAAGTAACTCTGTGTTTATCGTTTCGGTTAAAGCATTGAGTGCCGCAGCTGCTTTAAGCGTAATGGCATCTATAGCTGGACCTAATACGGATAAAAGTGCGCTCGCAACATTACCAACAGCCGTAGCTGTGTTGCCTAGAGCTTCTGTAAATTGATCGAAGGCTGTTTTAGGTTTCTGTCCTGCTTGTAAACCTTTATTTCCCATGTCCACGAGGACATCGGCAAGTGCCTGTACAGAAATTTCTCCATCTTTTGCCATTTGTAGAATGGCGTCACGGCTTACACCGTATTTTTGTGCCAGGGCATCTTGTACCGTGATTCCCTCGTTTGTTAGCTGGTTTATTGTTGCTTGAGTTACTTTGCCGCTTTCTAGTGCATTAGCAAAAGCAGTTGTAACTTTATCCACGCGACCGCCATACGTTTCAGTTAGCTGGCTGACTAGGCGGATGGCGTCGGCTTGATCTTCAATAGACAGTCCCAGTCCTCGTATGTTTTGTACGGCGGCTGTAAATTTCTCCGCATCGCGGCCTGCAAGTTTGAAGGCTTCTTGTAACTTTTGCGTTTGTTCGGCGGAAAAACCTATATCTGTTGCTAGTTCTTTGATGGCGTTGCCTTTTGAGGCAAGATCGCCAAGCAAAGTACCCAACAGAGAACCGGCAAAACTGCCACCGGGGCCGAGTAGTCCGCCTGCAAGACCACCGATGGCGCCGCCGGCTGCTGCTCCAGTGCCTTGACCGAATAGTAAGGGAAAAGAACCGCCAATTACAGCGCCGCTAATAGCGCCGCCGATACGTCCTCCGCCACCTCCTCTGGATCGAGAAGCTGCGTTTGTAGTGGCAGTAGCTAGACCCAGTTCTTTGCGCCTAGTTGCAATAGCTCTTTGCAGTGAATTTTCTGCTTTTTCTGCTGCTGCGACGGAACGAACGTAGGTATCAATAGCTTGTTTTTGTAGCCGCGTTCCTTGCACCGCAGAGCGCATAACACGGTCGGATGTGCTTACAAGTTTGTTGAAGTTATCTATACTCGCTACGGTACCACTCCGTAGTGACTTATTTAAGTTATCTACACCTGTGGAAAGTGCTGTAATCTGTTGCCGCAGATTAGTGATCTGTGTGGCGCCTTTTACCGCGATTTCGATGTCGGCTCTGTAGGCCACGGCGCCGCGTCACACTCTGGTAATTCAGTTTACGGCAGAAAAAGGCCGCCGGGGTTAGCGGCGGCGACGGGCTTTTTCCATCTCCTTCTCTTGGTCCTCGTTCAGGATCTGGAAGTAGGCGCTCCAGCCGAGTAACTCCTCGGTAGTCATGGTGGTCCGAACTTCGGTCAGACTCATGCCCAGTTCCTTGGCGACGCCAAACTGCAGCATGAGCCAGTTGTCCTTGCGGAGTTCGGCGCTCAGGATTTTGGGTCCATTGCCTCGCC